CGGCCACGACGCTCTCGCGCGTCGCTGGGGACGTGTCAGACATTGTCTCTCGGGGTGGCGTCGCTGCTCAGGGCTTGGCGACTAGGACCGGGGCCTAAGCCTCGGTGGAAATCTCGGCAATCTGTCCGTTGGCGATGTAGCCGACGACCATCTGGCGCGCGGCGTCCACCGCCTGGATCGAGGCGTGGAGGCCGAGAATGTTAGCCGTGTCAGCCGGGGACGTGGCGATCAGTTTGGCAACGATAGCGGCTTTCACCGCGTCCATTGCCGGGTCGAGGATGTCGAGCGCCTGCTTTGCGGCAGCACCGAGGGCGACGGTTTCGGAGGCGTTCATCCGGGTTCACCCCCGACCGTGGAGCCATCGATCTTCTGGCTTTCGCTCTCCGCGCTGTAGCGGATGGCAGCGGCCTTCAGTTGGGCCTCTAGCTCTATCTCACGCGCCCGCTGGTCAAGCTCCACCTGCGCCACTTCGCGTTTGTGCTGGAGGTCGAACGCGGCCATTTCGCGCTTCATCTGCATGGCCTCCGCGTTCTCCTGACGCTTCAGCAACGCGCGCTCCTCAGCCTCGGCACGGGCCAGCGCGGACTTCTCTTGAGCAATCGCGCGGGCCGTCTCAATGTCAGCCTGTGCGCGTACCTGGGCCAATTGCACGTCAGCCATCGCCTGCTGTTGCGCCAGTTCCTGCTTGGCCTGCGCCTCTTGCTGGGCCATCTGGAGCTTAGCTTGAGCCTCCAGCATCGCCGGGTCAGGCTTAGGCTCTTGCGGCTGGCCTTCCTGCTCGGCAGGGTCGGTCAGGAACGGGTCAGCGGACTTGAAGTCGAGACCCTTCTCGAAATACCGCTTTAGATAGGCGTGGATGTTGTCCAGCGTCACTAGCGGGCCGCTCACGCCGCCCTGCATCCCGACGATTTCCTGCATGGTCGCCAGACCGGCTTGCATCCGCATCTGTTCGGCCTCTTTGCCAGCCGAGCCGGTGCCGATTTCGATCACCATGTCGGAGCGGTTGCCCCAGCTAGACGGGTCAACGTCAACCCACTTGCCACGCAGTCGAACCGTTGCGGCCTGCGTCGCGTTCTGGCGAAGCAGTTTGTGCAGGATAAGGAAAATGTCCTTAATCCCCGTATGAGCGAGGATCGAGGCGATCAGGCGAACGCGCTTCTGCGACTCCGACATAAGCGCCAGAGCGCCCCGCGCCGTGTCGTGCAGCGTGTCAGGGTTCAAACCTTGAGCATTGCGGACAATGCCTGTCCGCTTCTCACCCATCGTGGAGAAATGCTCGATAGCCGAGAGCGTGTCGAAGCTCAGGCCGCCCGAGGTCAGCGGCACGATGGCGTTGTCGCCCTTGCCCCGCACCGGCACGTTCGGCTCATTGCGGAGAAGGTCGGAGATCGTCCAATCGTTCGCCTTGTCCATGTTGACATACATTCGCTGGTTCAGGGCAAAATAGCCGCTGTCGAGCGTCATGCGGGTCAGGACGGTGTTGATCTTCTGGATTTCGATCAGGCGGTCGGAGACTGACTCGCCGTAGAACTGGTGCGGCACCAGGTACGGCGTGATAGCCGCAAACGGCACGTCTGGGTGCTCTTCCTCCTCAAGCATCTGAAGCGAGGAGCCGTCCGTCAGGACGCGGTAACGACCGTCAGGGCCGTCAAGGTAATGCTCGACCACCTCAACGATGCGATGGTCGCCAAGCCCGCCCCGGTCGTCCACGTTCTCGTCAACCCGGTCGCGCGCTTCGGCCACCTGGTTGTCGATGACGCCATAAGCCGGGAGGCTATCGACCAGCGTCGTGTCAATCCCGCGCTTCTTCAGTTGATAGGCGCGAAGGCGGGTCTTGTGGAAGCAATAGGGGCTTTCCGACAGGCGCACCGTGTCCTTCGACACGCCGAAGTCCTCGGGCGGCACCGCCATAACGCAAGCGCGCCACTTCTCCTGTTTGCGGATGCAGAAATCCACCGTGTTTTCAGGGTCGTCAATGTCGCCAAGCTCGGACTTCAGTTCAACCCGGTCGCCGTACTTCTGCACCGCCGAGGCAAACTGCATGATTGACTGGTCTTCAAACTCCTCCTCCGGCTCCTCGTACTCCTCACCCCACGCCTTAAACACGCCGGTCTTGATCGTGACCGCGTCCTTGATCGCGCTGTAGAGGTTCAGGAAGCCGGGATTCTCCTCGAAGAATACGTGCTTGACGTAATCCGTCTCCTGCTGCGCCGCCTCTTCGTCGTCCTTGCCGACCGGCATGAACGTCGCAATGTCCTCACCCGTGAAAATCTCGATCAGGTCAGGCATGACCATTTCGATAGCGTCAGCTACGTCCGTCGAACACGCCGAGGAACGCCCCGGCAGCGACGGCACGTCATCCATCACGCCCTTGACGTACTGAAGCGCCTTCTCGCGTTGGCTATTCAGTTCGTCCGTGCTGCGGCCTACGGCCCGCGCGAACTCGTCTGCTACAAGGGCGAGACGGTCGGTATTCATCAGGCGTAAGCGATATTCAGGCCGAGAACGTCGGCAGCCAGAAGGGCGGTCGTTCCGGCGTCAGCGGCATCCGTGGTCAGGCCGTAACCGATACCGAGAAGGAACTGGAAGCCACCCAGGTCGAAGCGGAACGGGCCGGAGGCAGGGCAGGCCAGCGTATAGACCGGAACGTCAGTCCCCACGGTCGGGGCCGTCGCCTTGTCGTAGAGCTTCAGATAGACGACCGACGCCTTGGCGTTCTGGCCGTTGATCTCATAGACCCGACCAGCGCCAGCGCGAACCAGCGTGGCGTTGACGGACGCAGCTGCCGAGGGCAGGCGGGCGGCATTGGTTGCGCCGACGACCGCAATGGGCATCTGGTCGCGGGTGGCTACTGCCATTAGACGGCTCCGTAGTTCGGAATGGTGAGGATTGGAGCCATCACGCGCGGCTCCTCATAGGTGCTGGCCATCAGGCCAAAGGCGTCAGACCCGTGAGAGGCCCAATCGTGGTTCGGACCCAGCCCAATCCCTCGGGCTTCGTCCTTCTTCTCGTGATAGGCACCAAGCGCATCCAGACCGGCTTGCGTGGTGGCCTGGTTGAACCAGCAGCGGTCAAACCAACGCCGCACCGCCTCAATGCGCTGTGAGGCTGCTCCACGCCCCTGATTAGGTATCACCCGAACCGAGAAGCCCGCCGATTCCAGCGCGCTTTGATACGATGCGTCGAACACCTTTTCGTGCGACGCGCCGTCATGGGGCAGGAAGCACTCAGCCGCACCGAAGCCCGACTGACGCAGCCAGTTGATATGCGTCGCGAGGTCTTGGCCCTGCGCCTCGTAGTAGGCCAGCACCTTGATCTTCTCGCCAATGAACTGGCAAATCCAGATCGCCGTGGCGTCAGCCTTGGCCCCCGTGCCGCCGATGTCCCAATAAGCCCGCAAGGCCATCAGGGGGTCTTTGCCGACATCACCGATGCGACCGTCTGACTTGGCCTGCGCCAAAGCCTTGGCGAAGTAAGCGCCCTCGGTGACGGCCTCGTAGCCGCCCTCCCAGATATGGTCGTATTGATCCGGCTTCATCCGAAGATCGTCCAGCCGCTCTTGCTCAAGCTCGGCGGGGAACCACGGATTGTCAGACCAGTTAGCGCGGACAACGACCGAGCCTGTCGGCGTGTCCTCACCCCGGAGCATCACATCCACCGGGTCTTTCTTCCGGCGAGGGTTCCATGAGAACCACAGCTCCGAACCCGGCTTGCGGATCGTCGGGCGAAGCAGCGTCAACGACCGGGGCGATAGCGTCTGTGCCTCTTCGACCCACGCCACGTCGAACCCCTCCAGCGACTTCACCGAGTCCGCCGTGTGGTCCTGCATACCCTGGTAGATGATGATCCCGCCGCCCGGCGTGACCGTGACCGCCTTCTGGCAGTCGAACAGATGGCCCAGACCGTGCGCCGCGATCTTGTCCTCGATCAGCCGCTTGGCCGACTGGTTGAGGTCTTTCTGGACCTCCCGGATACACACGCCCCGGAAGCCCGGCTGGGCCACAGCCTTAGCGACCATCTGGTCGGCAAAGTGGTGCGACTTGCCAGAGCCTCGACCGCCATAAGCGCCCTTGTAGCGGGTTCTAGCCAACAAGGGCTGGAACACTCGCGCCACGTCAGGGGCGAC